AGATTGACCCCAGTTATCTCCGGCCCCAAGCGCCTCTGCTTGCCATGAGTTTTTACTTAAGTCTGGAGAAAGAACGGCGTCAGCAATGTAGTCCTCAATGGTGTCGCCCTTGATGCTAGATAGTTTTTGTATTGCGCCAAACTCTTCATGCGTAAAAAAAATAGTTACGGCGAGTCTGTCGCTTTCTTTAAATTGAGATGGTGTTGGTATCACGTTCTGCAATTGTTGTCTTTGTGGTGAAACAATTCCCTCAAGCAGTTCAGTTATGTAGTCCAGTTTTTGGCTAGTGCCCATAATTACTCCTTTTCTAATTTTGTTTGGATGTTTTTAACTTCGTTCCATTGTTCTTTGCCAGCGTCTAATCCATTTTGAGTTATTTGCTTTGCGGTTGCCATGTTCCGTTGGTGGTTGGCGTCAATTTCTGCATACGCCTCAACCGTCCTTTTTAAACAATTGGCAACCCTAGTTGCGTAATCCTCATTTGATAAATCCCCATTGATTAAACCCTGCGTTAGGAAAGATTCATCATAGGCGAGGGCTGTAGCAACTTGATGCTTTTCCCACTTCATTACGTTGGCAAACATTTCATCTAATTGAGTTGTTAAATAGCCAAGCCTTTCGGATGCCGCAAGTATTTCTGAAACCAATTCTTCGCTAGGCATTTGTGGTTGTTCGTTTTCAAACACGGCGCAACCAGTCCATCAAATCATTTACGTGATACGCCACGCCAACTTTTGCCCCTTGATGTTTTAGTTGGACAATAAGAAGTTCTTCAAGGCGGTCTATCGCCTCTTGACGTTTGCGCTCACGGCGCTTTTCTAGCAGTTTCATAGGAGAAACTGTACCGGTGTACAGCAGTTAAGTCAAGTAATTAAGAGTACAGATTATTGACTTTGATGATGAAACTTTGCATCCTTGGCTGGTCAGGTAGGACTCGAACCTACAACCACCTCATTAACAGTGAGGTGCACTGCCATTGTGCTACTGACCACTACTTTTGTTTACGTTCATCCTTGCGCCAATTTAAAAACGCTTTGATGTACATGGTGCAGTATAGGACTCCGCCAAACACAAAACCGTATTGGTGGGTAGTAAGTGAGTAAATAAACCAAAGAGTTTCGGTCAGCAGCATTACAGCAAATCCCCATAAGTTCTTTTTACCAACAAAGAACAAGCCTGTTGAGCCAACTATGGCGAGTATCCATGACCACATAGTTAGTTCCCCTCACGCTTTAAAGCACCGAGTGGCAAGCCTAACCGGTGCATAGCGTCCTTGGGTATGGAAACGTCTTCACTCCATGAGTTATAGATGTCTTCAGTAATGCTGAACTTGTAGTCCCCAATTTGGAATTTAATCTTTGGTGACTTTGGTGTTGGGTTTTTACCAGAAAGCACATCGTTAAAGTCTTCTTCGTCATAACCCGTACCCTCAAGGGTGGTTAGTGACTTAAGCGCTGCTATCAACATCTCTGAGTCGTATGTTGCTTTGTCGGCAATTCTGTTGTCAGCCAAAACAATTTTGGCCGCAGCGTCATCGTCAACGTCAACCCAAACAACTGCCACTTCTTTCCAGCCAAGTGCTGATGCAGCAGCGACCGTATGGTTTCCCTTAAGAATTTGGTTATTGCGCTTGTTTACAACAATGGGTCGGTACTGGCCAAGTATGCGGAGGCTTTCGCTGATGGCCCCAACGTCGCCTTCACGAGGATTGGCTGGGTAGCGCTTGAGGCTTGAAATTTGTTCTAGCGTTGTCTCCACCATGCTGATGTCTTGGGCGCTCTCCTGAGGCTTTTTAGACCCCTTAGAAGGCTTCTTGGGCTTTGGTTCGGTTGGTATGTCTAGGCGACTGCGTATTTCTTTAATGATGGTGGCTTTTTTACCACCGACGGAATCTTTAATGTTGTCTTCCCAAAGTCCATAAAGTTCATTTTCCAATTCCCCAACAAAAAACCCAAGCCTGAATGAAATCTTTTTTTCGCCCGTTTCGTTTGTTTCGTCTGTCTTTTCATTTTCCAAAAGTGGCTCATGAGCAACTCCACCAGATGCTTCTTTGTAAAGGCCATCTAGTTCATCTAGATACGATTTGTCGTATCCGGTTCCCTCTAGGTCAGGGACCGACCTCAATAAGTCAAGCAAAATACTGTTGTCATACATGGAAATGTCGCTGGTTCGATTATCTGTAATCAATACTTGAAGGGCCTCATCTTCTGTCCCCTCAAAATAAGTGACTGCTATTTTCTTCCAACCCAATGATTTAGCGGCTTTCCACGTATGGGTCCCGGCAATAACGGTCTTTCCGTGGACAACAATTGGTGAATACTGTCCATTAACTTCAAGAGATTCTGCAATTGCAGCAACGTCACCGAGCCGAGGGTTCTTAGGGTGCGCCTGTAGCGAGTCGATGTCTACAGTTTCTGCTCGCACATTGATTGTCATAACAACAATTCTAGTATGCGAGTCGTTTTGTTTTCTTTTACTAAAGCAGCAATCCCCCCATTTCGGTGGGGGGAAAGCGCTTAAAGCATTTTTAGTGTCGGAAATACTAAACCCCCTCCGCCTTGGATGAGGTGAACTCACATTAATTGAGCACGGGAACTTAATGCAAGTCAATTAACCAAGATTTTGTAATGCTGGTGTAGATTTGAATGCAGGAACGCCCCTACGGAGGTACAAACCAGTGTCAGAATCTTTCCACCCAAAGTCATTGCTAAAGAGCGCATCGAACTATCCTGCTGCCCTTTTCCCTGAAGGCTTTAAAGCAAACAGCGATTTCGACAAGTCATCGCTTGACCTCATGAACCGTGCTGGCGCCATCGTCGACCGTCACGAAGATGCACAACTAGGTGGACTCACCAAACTAAACGCTGATGACTGGGTTGACCTTGCCAATAAGCACAAAGCACTTTGTGAAGCACACCTTGCTTTGGCTGAAGCGCTAAAGGCCTCTGGTTCTGAACTAAACATTCAAGCAGTTGGTGCCCATGATGCAGCGTCAAAGGCTCACGCAGGCGCTTCAAAAGTTGCAGAGATGATGAACGTTCCTGTTGGCATGGCAGCAACAATGCCTCAAGGTCAAGAGCAAGTTGTTTATGCTCACGAAGGTTGGGACAGCCCAATGAAGGCATGGAAGGCAGCACACCGTGCTTTCATTGCTTCTAAAGGCGCTTACGACCGCACAGTTTTTGAAACTGAATAATTTATGTCCGGTTTTTCTGCTGAAGAACTTCTTTACCCTTTAACAAAAAAACTTGTTAGACACAGTTCTGTTGGTCAAAAATCTGCATCCTTAGTTGGAGAAGCAAACGGACTACACCTAAATCAAAGTGGTGACCACTTGGGCCGTGCTAAAAAACACCGTAAGGTTGCCGAAAGCCACCGTGCAATTGCAATTACTTTACGTGGCGCTGGTTACATTAACGCAGCAAACGCTCATGAAGAAGCCGCTGAATCTCATGAGAATGCCGCCAATGCTCATGAATTAGTTGAAGACGCATCGGGTGGTTCTGTTGCATCAAACGGTTTAACTTCAGACGCCGCCAACACTGCATCTGGTGAAGCAGCCGGTGCAAGCGCATCTGCTGGCGCAGCAACAACTGCTGCTTAAGAAGCCTGAGCCATTCCTCGCTCAGCAAGGGCGACCAACAAGTCACCAATAACTGAATTCTCTTCGTTGTCATCTTCATCTGTACCGTCAATAGCACGGTCAACAATGTTTCTTTTGTGAGAAATCAATGCAGCAATGTCCTCATCAATTGTGTTTGCGGTAAGCATTAACCATGCTGTCACTGAGTCTTTTTGACCAATGCGGTGGCAACGGTCTGCACCCTGCTCCATGTCCGATGGTGTCCAACCTTGTTCTAGAAACAGCACATCACTTGCTGCGGTCAATGTCAAGCCAACACCTGCAGCCTTAATGTTGCAAGCAATAACTTTTTGACCATCAGAGTTTTGGAAAAGGTCAACGGCTTCTTGACGGCGCTCTGCCGTAATGCCACCTTGAATCTTTACTCCATTACTAAAGTTGATAGCGATATCGTCAACTGTTGCTCGGTGCCATCCAAACACAACAAGTTTTTTATCATTCTCAAGAAAGTTTTTAATCCATTCTTGAGCAGCGCTCATTTTTGCTTTTGCGGCCAATTGTTTGAGTGTGCTGATTGATACAAGTTGTTCAGCGGCTTTTGCACGCAGGGCTTTGCGCCATGCGGCATCTTGCGCTTCCTGAGTGTCTGCACCAGCCTCACGAGCCAACTGTAGAGCAAGTTCTGCCAAATACTTAACAATGTCAGCCTCGGCTTTTCTGTACTCTTTCATGACCTGAGCGTCTCCCTCAACCACAACGTGGCTCCAACGCTTTGGTGGCAATTCTTTAAGCACGTCTGCTTTACGACGGCGCACGTAGCAAGAAGCACGAAGTTTGCGGTTTAAAGAGGCCAGCGAGCGTGAACTGGCACGGCCGTAAACATTGCGAAATTTAGTTGCACCACCAAATTCTTCTAAACGTTTTATCACTCTCAACTGGGTTATTAATTCCAATGGCTGATTAACAATTGGCGTTCCAGATAGGCATAACCTAATTCCGTTTTCTACCACTTTGTCACTTAATTGAATTGAGGCTTTTGAACGTTG